TCCCGTCACCTCGGCATCAACGCTAAGTATGTACGGGGGTAAAAACAAAAGGTATCTCTCTCTCTACAGGGGTGTACGGTAGTGTAAGGTATTGATTCGTACGGAGTTGTGAGGTTTTCTTGAAAGGCCGGCCACAAAAACAAAATGGTACAAGAGCTTTACGAGTCCTTAACTTGAGAGGCCCACTAAAACGCCCTGTTTAAATACTATTTTAACGCCCAGGTAGGGAAACTATCATGTACGCCCTAAAAATGGCCTAGAACGGCCTTATACGCGCCTTTTCAAGGCCGCCATGCTTCAGGCATCAGCTGTTTAAGTGCAGCTGGATCCAGAGCGTGGCGGCCATCTTTTTCGTGGGGTCACGAAAATGGTCTAAAACAGCCGAAAAATCGAAAAGGGTTTCAGATAGGGTTTCTAATAGGGTTGCAAAAAACGTGCGCTAAAAAAACAAAAAGTATTTATAAGGGTTGCAAATAGGGTTGCAAATTCGGGAAAAAAAAGTGCGATAGAAGGGGGTAAACTGCCTAAAAAAGTGCCTTTTTTTCCATAAAAACAGCCTATACGGACCCTCTATTACCATCGAATTTTAGAAAAAATCGCCATTAAATGGTCGTAAAATGGCGTTTTTTGGATAAAATCGAGTATAAAAGTGTGTGGGAAATGTTTTCCAGGTTGATCTGGATCCAGATACATATAGATGGCCACCTGGTAGCACATGCACCAGGTGGCTATTCTGTTTTCGCCGGCTTACTCGAGCGTATGGAAGGTAATGCTTGCTTTCACCAGGGCGATGGCCGTTATGGATGATGCCTGAATGTCCTGTGGGTCAAAATTCGGGTTTTCAGAAACCAGCCGGACATAACCAGGACGATCAGATCTTCGTAGATACTTAACGGAAGTGTAACTATCCTGATCATAGGTGTATGAAAGCAAGTAGATCTGGCCCCACATGATATTATCCTCTGACAAAGCGACCTTTTTATAGATAATTATATCTCCGCTTTTTATTAGCGGAGCCATGGACTCTCCTCTGATATATACAGCCCCATCTACTGGAGGAAGACCTGGAAGAGAAATGTAGTCCTCCGGAGTGGTGTCATTGTTTTGGAAGACAGAAACGATTCCTCCCGTCGCGACGAGATCATAAATAGGAATCTTTTGAGTCTGATCCTTATTTTCGGCGTCAAATACATAATGAGGATGAGACGGTCGGAACATTTCTCCGTCTCCATACAGAAGCCAGTCTATATTCAAGTCAGGAAAGTTCAAGGCGATGCTTTTGATTTTTTCTTTGTCTATTGACCGACGAATAGATGAAACATAGGCGCTTGAAACGCCTATTTTCCTTCCAAATTCGGTTTTTGTGATGCCTTTATGACTCAAAAATTCTGTGAGCCTTTCTTTTACGCCCATAATTTTTTTCAAATATTTTTATGCAACGCCTTTGATTATTCAAAGCGATGCCTTATATTTGCAGTGCGGATAACACCGCGCGACTACAAAGGTGCAAAAGATAACACACAAAAACAAATACACTACATCATGAAACGACACATCAGACTGACTCCGGAGGCCCGCAAACAGCTGGCCCTGGATCTCGGCGTCAGCGACAGCTACATCTATGACGCCATCTATTACAGGAGGAATGGCAAGATGGCCAAGAAGATCCGCGAGGCGGCCATCACCCTCGGAGGCCGGTACGTGGATCCGGAATTCGTTCCGACCTGTACGACAGAATTCAAGGACGGACAGATCCGTCACACCTTCGCCACCGGCGTAGTCCTGAGCGTCGACTGGAAGACCGGCCGCGCTGTGATCACCGAAGAAGACAAGGTCGTATGGAAGGGAGAGAATCTGAACTTTCTTGCCCAGAAGGCTCAGCAGATTGTCATCAGAAGAGTCATTAACGCATAAGCCTATGAAACGCATTCACACCCAGGCCAAGAAGGCCCGTCGCTCCAGCTGGTTCAGCAAGCCTCACGGGAAGACCATGAGCGCAGAGCGCGAGATGAAGCGCGAGGATCTCCAGCCTCGCAAGCCTAGCACCTTCGGAAAGCAAGTACACCATGTGCAGACCATCGTGAAGGAAATCTACGTCGGAAAACGTCTGAAGATCGTGACGAAAGTAATCCCCCATGCAGCAATATAGCACCATGAAACGCAAGACCGCAAGCGACATCCTCGGCGTGATCAGCGTCAGCGCTGTCTTCGCCGGCTGTGTGGAAGGCCTCGACGGAAGCCTTACCCTCTGGACCATCATCTGCCTCGCCGTTGCCGCCGTGTGCGGCTACGCATCGAAAGTGCTGTGTGATCCTCCCTGTATGACTAGACCCCGACGCCGTGAGGCGCATTAGTTTTTTCATAACTACTGGTTTTTCATAATCCTTCAGATTCCGGGTCGGCTGACCCTGGCCCGGAGTCCCACAGACCCCGACGCAGTGATGCGCGTGTTTCTCATATACCAAATCTTTGTTTCTGATTCCGGGTCGGCTGACCCTGGCCCGGAGTCCCACGGAAAGGTAGCACAGAGGCTAATGCTTTGCACATGAAACGATAGTGTGCTGAATCGTTTGACGATGGTTCGAGTCCATCCCTTTCCGCCCAGACACCGACGCAGTGATGCGCGTGTATCCATAATTCATAGGTTTAAGTGTTAAGCACCGTCCCGGTTGCGGCTGACCCTGCCTCCGGGACCCAGATGAAAAAGTTTGGAGATACCATCCTCGTGACCTTCCAGGAGCTTACAAACGCCCCTGCAGGTTCGGCTGAGCCGGTTATGACGGTTCCTTGCTATAAGAGCTTGACAAACCGCACCCCCGGCCTCGTAATCCGCAGCGGCAAGGGTCCCGGCCGCCATGCGGAGGTGGACTATCGCATGCTTCCGATCAAATACAGGGAGCGTTTCAATTCCATCTACGGCGACCCTTTCGAGATCATGAGACAACAGGAAGAGAAGGACAAGCTGGACCTCCGCGTCGATCCGGCCGCCCGCGCCTTTTTCGAGGACTACGTTCTCGCCGACGGCACCCATCTGAAGACGACGCACATCGACAAGTTCGCCCTGAACGCCGCGGTCATCGTGCGGCTGATTTCCATGGAGGAGGGACAGCGCCTGGAGCGCCGTAAGCTGGGCAACTCCACGCCGGTGAACTGGGACGCCATCTACGAGGAGTGCGACACCCTCCGTGACCTGTACGGTCACACGCTTCCGGCCAGCCGTCCGAAGCTTCGCGCCAAGATGCGCGAGTACAGGTGCCAGGGGCTCTCCTGCCTGGTGAGCGGACACCTGGGCAACTCCAACTCCATGAAGATCACCCCGGAGGCCGGCGACTACCTCGTCGCGCTGAAGTGCTGCAAGGTCCCCGTCCGGACGAACGCGCAGATCTTCGAGAAGTTCAACGCCGACGCCGCGCGGATGGGCTTCAAGCCTATCAAGTCCGAGGCCACCGTGACGTCCTATCTGAACCGTCCGGAGGTGGCCGTCCGCTGGACCGCTTCCGTCATCGGAGACACCGCCGCCAGGACCATCTACGGCCGGCAGCACTCCACCGTCCTTCCCACGCTCAGGGACTCCCTCTGGTACATGGACGGAACCAAGCTGAACCTCTTCTTCAAGGAGTACGTGGACGGCAAGTACCGGATGGCCACGCTGAACGTGTACGAGGTCATCGACGCCTCCAGCGAGGTCTTCCTGGGCTGCGCCTTCCACACCGGTAACGAGTCCTTCCCGGTCATCTACGAGGCCGTCTGCGCCGCCCTGGAGTTCTCCAGGCACAAGCCCTGCGAGCTGGTGGGCGACAACCAGGGAGGCACGAAGCGGGCGGACGCCCAGGCCTGGCTCTCCAAGGTGGCCAGGCTGTTCCGCAACACCGCCCCGCACCGGGCGCCCGCGAAGACCATCGAGTCCGTCTTCGGCCGCCTGCAGCAGCAGTACCTTCACCAGAACTGGAACTACACCGGAGGCAACATCACCGCCCGCGGAGACGCCGCCAGGATCAACCGGGAGCTTGTCCTTGCAAACGTGGACGCCCTGCCCACCCGCGAGGAGGTGAAGCGCCAGTACCTGGAGGCCCGCGAGGCCTGGAACAATGCGCTGCACCCGGACCAGCGGTCCTTCGAGGGCAAGTCCAGGCTGGAGGTCTACCTGGAAAGCGTCAACCCCCAGAGCGTCGCCCTGGACGATGCCGCCCTGAAGGAGCTCTTCTGGATCATGAAGCCGAAGCCCTCCACCTTCACGGCCTACGGGCTCGTCTTCCAGGTGGAAGGACGCGAGTACCAGATGGAGCCCTACGACGCCTCCGGAGATCCGGACCTCGCGTGGCGCAGCCGCAACACCGGCCGCGAGTTCTATGTGGCCTATGACCCGCACGACATGTCGGCCGTCAAGCTCTACACCTATGACCCCAAGTACGGCTACCGCTTCGAGACGATGGCCGGAGACTACACCAAGATACACCGCGCGCTGCAGGACCAGACGGAGGAGGAGCGCAGCTTCATCCGGCGCCAGGACGAGCGCGAAAAGGTGGACCGCATCGCCCGCCACATGGAGACGGACGCGCTGCTCCGCCGTTACGGCCTCGCTCCCGACCAGCAGGGCCTCGTGGATCCGGGCCTCTCCGGATTCAATGAATCCAAGAAGACATACGAGCGCCTCGCGGAGAAGGCTGCCGCCTCCCTGGAGGAAGCAGCTCCGGAGGTCTACCCCGACACCATGGGAGCCCAGGAGAAGGCGGACTCCTACGTCGTCTCCGGAGACTATGACCCGCTCGCCGCGCTCGACAGGCTATAAGGAAAGACTAACACACACATAAAACACAGCATTATGTACAGCGAAGAACAGAAAGAGAAGACGCGCGAACGCCTTGCCAGGTACGTCCAGCGCTATCCGTCGCTCAACATGGCGGCGGCATCCCTGAAGGACATCAGCTCCGCGACGGTGTCCAACATCCTCCAAAAGAAGTGGAGCCTCATCAGTGAGAAGATGTGGCTTCGCCTGGAGGCCCAGCTGGCCAGGAATGACGGCTGGCAGATCTACGCCACCAGCGCGTACAGGGACATGACCCTGTATCTGCGGGTCGCCCAGGAGGAGAGCCGCGTGATGTGGATTGCGGCCCCGGCGGGCATCGGCAAGAGCACCGCCGCCGGCAGCTACGCGGCGCTGAACCGGAACGTCTTCCGGCTCACCTGCTCGAGCGACATGACCAAGACGGACTTCGTCCAGGAGCTGGCCGCCCTCGTGGGCGTCCGCACCAGCGGACTGACCGTCCGCGCCTCCTTCGGCGAGATCCTCCGTCACCTGGTCACCCTCCAGCATCCGCTTCTTGTCTTCGACGAGGCCGACAAGCTTCCCGACAGCGTGATGTACTACTTCATCAGCATCTACAACGCCCTGGAGGACCGGGCGGGCATCGTCTTCCTTTCCACCAACTACATCCGGCAGCGCATCCGCCGCGGCGTCGACAAGGGCAAGAAGGGCTACGACGAGCTGGAGAGCCGGATCTGCCGGTCCTACGTGGACCTCACGCCGGTGAGCGCCTCCGAGGTCGAGCAGATCTGCCTCGTGAACGGCCTCCAGGCCCGCGAGGGAATCGCCCGCGTCAAGAGCGAGGGCGGTCGCTACGGTAACGACCTGCGCCGCGTCAAGAGCGTCGTGAGGACGGAGCTCAGGAAGATGGATCTGTTCAGCGGCCAGGAGGAAGCTGAATGAAGCAGTCCATCTCGGCCAAGAGGGCCCTCGAGGTAGTCAACCGGACGCTGGAGGTGTCCCCCGAGTGGGAGCCTTGCCTGGGAGGCGAGATCTCCCGACACGGCGCCTGCTTCTTCTGGGGAAACAGCGGCAACGGAAAGAGCTCGGCGGTCATGGCCTTCGCCCGGATGCTCGCCTCCCAGGGGAGGGTGTTGTACGTCTCGAGGGAGGAGGGCTACGGGCTGAGCTTCCAGAACACCATCCGCCGCTACCGGATGGATGAGTTCGGGTCCTCCTTCCAGGTGGTCGACCGCGAGGACATCGAGAGCCTCGTCGAGCGCCTCTCCAGGCCGAAGTCCCCGGAGTTCGTGATCCTGGACAGCATCCAGGTGATGGGCCTTTCCTGGAAGGACTACCGGATGCTCAGGGAGCGCTTCCCGAAGAAGCTCTTCGTCCTGGTGTCGCAGACGGACGGACGGCAGCCGGAGGGACGCCCCGCCAGGAGGATGATGTTCGACGCCGACCTGAAGGTCTGGGTGGAAGGGCACATCGCCTTCTCGAAGGGACGCTTCATCGGAGAGACCGCGAAGTACGTGGTCTGGGAGGAAGCGGCAGAGATCTACTGGAACGGCAAGCAGGAGAAAACCCCTAATTGACTGAAAAAGGTGGAGTCCCACCGCCAAGCAAAACTCCACCTTGTAGTCCGTGACACGGATATTCTCTACGAAACAAATATAACATTTTTTATTGATATATGAAACACGAATGTAGTGGTTGTCCACATTGGAAATGGCACAAGCGGGATGCTCTCTACGGGAATCCAGGCTACCATCTTTGCTGTGAGCCGGACTTCTGCGAGAGATTCGGAAAGAAGAAAATCCAACGGGATGAAAGCGGACACATCACGGATGCTGGACTTGCTGAAATGCAAAAGTCCCTGCCTATCGAAGTGTTTGCGAACTTCGACAACAAACCGCATCGCAGAATCAGCACCCCGGAAGAATTGGAGAGATACCTTTCCGGTGCGATTCCCTATGTCTTGACAACCTATTATAAACCGGCCCGAACTCCGATGATTGTTGAATCCGAAGATTGGTTCACCGATGAATGGCTTCACGAACTCATGGACTGCGGACAAAATTGTTTATAGTTATGGAAGATTACGATAAAATCAAGAAAGTTCTCGCACTCGGCTTTATGCACTATCTTGACGAGAACAGACCAGAAGAAAAGATGTGCCTTTCCAATGGTGAGTGTGCGGACATTGAAAAAGCCTTCAACGAGCAGGATTGGCAAAAGTTGGCAAGGTATCTTGACAAACAGATTTAGATATAAGATATGAAAGTTGTTTGGCATCACAACACCTGGCCGTGGGGCAAGACCGTGAGGATTATCAAGTCAGATGGCTCGGCAATCGTAGAGATGAGTTTCGATGATTGTCAGCCCGGCGTGTGCTTCCTTTCCGGTCTTTCCGTCATTGAACCGCAAAGAAGGAAAGGAATCGCAAAACATCTCATGCTTGCATGTGAGTCTTATTGTCGTGATAATGGTATTTTCCGCATCGACCTCAATTCGGTTCTAACGGACTGGGTGCAGGATTTCTATAAGAAGTGCGGTTACATTCCAATCAGAGAGGAAAACGGCTTTATGCAGATGTATAAACTCATAGACTTTCGGCCCTAAATGATTGAGATATGAAATGCAAAGAGTGTGAATCCTACTTATGCCCTCGCTGGTGTGACAAGTTCGATTTTGAAACAGACCCCCAAAAAGAATGCGATGATTGTCCGGAAGCATCTATAAGGGTGACGGTCTATGATGGACAACTTTCGGATTATGATTAGTTCCGGCCCTAAATGACTCAAAACAATGAACAAGAGAAATTATACAAAGTTCTACGCGCTGCTCAGGCAGTGCCCCTCTGCCGACAAGGACGAGCTGGTGCTGCAGTACACGGACGGGAGGACTACGCACCTGACGCAGATGACGGAGCCGGAGTACCAGGAAATGGTGGCCGCTCTCGAGGAGGCCGCCGCGCCGTCCCGCGAGGATCTGCGCCGATGGAGGTCTTCCGCCCTTCTACGCATTGGCCGCCTGGGCATCAGCACCATCGACAACTGGGAGGAGGTGAACGCCTTCGTCTCATCGCCGAAGATCGCCGGGAAGGTCTTCTACGCCCTTTCCGTGCCGGAGCTGAAGACGCTCGTCCGCAAGCTCGAGGCGATCGAGAAGAAGGGAGGGCTCAAGAAGCCCGAGCCGGTCCCCCAGTTCGTCCT